GAGAACCCTTTGCATAGTTTGGGCGGCCCTCAGAGTGACCGCCCAGTGTTCATTGATGTCATAAACAGGATATGTTTCAGTCAAAACGTCAGACATACGAACAATAATGTAATCAGCCACAGGCATTAAACCAGTCGCTTTCCAATAGACGGACATTTGGCGGCTTACATTGTCGGGCATTTTCGCGAAATTTGGTCTTTTCGCTGATGTTTTTATGTCGCGGATAGTGCTTTCATATTTCAAATCAAGATAGCCGATGATAGGGACTGACAGGCTTTCATCAGTGACTTCAATCTTTTCCTGTATTGATTTTGGCTTACCTTTACCCTCAAAAAAATCAAGTGCGGCTGACAAATATCTTTCCAGCTTTTCTCTATTTTCATGCAAAATCATCCAGTCAATGTTCTCAGGATCTACTTTTTTTGCATAGGCCACGTTCGTTTCAAAAACGCTTTTTCCTAAATCCATCGCCTTTTCTTTGGACAAGCCATCCATCAGCATTGAACTTACAGCGTTGTCAACTGCTGTCCCTCGCCACATATGGGCGTTGCCATTCGGATTAGTGTATCCGCTAACTCTGAGAATCCATCTACAAGGATTCATTATAAATTGGTTAATTTGACTTGCAGAAATATGGTCAATGCCATGGTCTGCAAAACTATCGTTGCTCGCTTGCTTCATATTTTTTTCTCCTGATTAAAATAAAGTTTGTAATAAAACCCCAGTTGGGTATGATATGCCCAAACAGGGTTGATTGTCAACAAAACGAAACTTAAAATATCGGAGGTTTTTGGTGTTCAAATATTTTGATTATTTAGATGACCTTAAAGATTTTAGTGAAGATCAAAAGGTTTTGGCTTTAAAAATTAAATTCAAGCTAACCTTTGACGAATCTCATTATATCTTTGGTCTATGGAAAAAGGAGCAAAGCGCAAAACATGAAATTAAATCAATTTCTCAAGTCGGAAAATATCACTTACAAAGGATTTCAAGAATTCTGCAAACAGCGAGACTTTCATTTCTCAATCGGCACACTCAACAAGTGGATCAGCGGCCAAAGGATACCCAAAGGGACTAACCTTCAAAGGCTTCAATCAATCACTGATGGAAAAGTTACGGTGATGGACTTTGAATATACAAGGAATGAAAAAGACATGAAAAAGCCTTTAAAAAACAATGACTTAGATCCTGGGACAGCATGAGTATTGAAGCACTTGGATGGGTGAAAAATCAAAAATGTCCTACCCCTACTAGCAAACTTTTGCTTTTTGTTTTAGCGAATTACGCAGACGAGAAGCATAGCTGTTACCCTTCCGAAAGACATTTGGCTGATATATGTCAAATTAACGACAGAAGCATCAGGAGAAATCTTACTCTGTTGCAAGATGCCGGATTATTGACCATCAAACACAGGTTGGGAACATCAAACCGATACTTTTTAAAAGTTCCGCAAGGGGTGGTCACTGATAACCGGAGGGGGGTGGTTACAGACAACCGGAGGGTTAGGTCACTGGTAACCGCCAATACTAAAGATATACTAAAGACTAAAACAGGGAAAAACAAAAATGAGCTTGCTGGATAAACTATACGATGAATACAAGATTCCATCCCGAAACCTTAGAGAAGGGCAACAGAAAACCAAATGCCCACAATGCCAACCTCAACATAACCCAAAAGATAATCCATTATCTGTAGAAGTGGGTTATGACAAGATTCTATTCCATTGCCATCATTGTGGTTTTGATGGTGGTGTAGTGGATAAACAATCAAGTGGCTATAGGCCAAAGCCAAAGATGCCGGAGCCAGTTAGTTTTATTCCGGCAACCTCTAAATTTCTTCAAGATTTTTTTCAAAGCAGGGGCATCAGCAAAAAGACTTATGAGGCATTTAATGTCTTTTCGGAAGACAGCACATGGATAGGATTCCCATATAACGGATATGATAAGAAATGCGATAATATCAAATACCGCTCAAAGGATAAGCAATTCAGGCAGACCAAGAACCCCAAGAAATCCCTTTACAACTACGGCAACGTCAAAGACGCCAAAGAGGTGATATTTGTAGAGGGTGAGATGGATTGTTTAGCAGTGGCAGAAGCGGGATTTATGAACGTCACAACGCTTCCCGATGGCGCACCAGCAGAAGCGAAATACAAAGAAGGTGACAAAAGATTTATTCCTTTGCAGACCCACCCTTTGAAAGCTGACAAGATAATATTATTTGTTGATAATGATGATGCCGGAAAGAATCTCAGAGCGGAATTATTACACAGGTTTGGAAAGGATAAGTGCTGGCGTGTGGGGCTTCCGGCAGATTGCAAGGATGCGAATGACGTATTGCTGAAGCATGGTGGATTAAGACTCAGCGAACTAATAAAAAATGCTAGAGCTTACCCAGTAGATGGCTTATACAACGCCTACGCTTATGTAAATGACGTTTTTGATCTTTATGCCGGAAACTTTGATAAGCCAGTAGAAATTGGGTATGAGTCGCTTGATAAGATTTATAAAATCATGCGAGGGACTTTTCATGTTTGGACCGGGATTCCAAACCACGGCAAGTCTTCATTTCTGGATCAGTGCTTGATTGAACTGGCAAAGAATCATCAATGGAAGTTTGCGATGTTCTCGCCGGAACATTCTACAAAGATGCACATACGCCGTCTTGCTATGATGTATTCTGGGAAATCATTTGATCCGAATATCCATGGCAGAATGACAGAAAATGATCTCACTTTAGCCATGAACTTTATAAATGATCATTTTTTCTTCATAGAAACACGAGAACACACCCCAAACATTCAAAGGATCTTGGATACCGCTAGGGGAGCTATAAAGAAATTTGGTTGCGATTGTTTGGTGATAGACCCATACAATGAGGTAGACGCAAGCCGGAGAGGATCACAAAGAGAAGACGAACACATTAAGAACTTCATAAGTGAGTGTAAGCGGTTTTCCAAGTTGATGGATGTGACCACCTTTGTAGTGGCACATCCTACGAAAATGCCCAAGCAGGAAAGCGGCGGTTATGCGCCCCCGACAGCTTATGACATATCCGGCGCGGCTCACTGGTCAAATCAGGCTGATGCAGTCATAACGATTCACAGGGATTTTGAAACCGACACTATGAGGGTGATAACTAGGAAGATCAGAGAACAGGGATTATACGGACACATCGGGGAAGCGGTTTTCTGGTATAATTCTAAGAGGTTTAGATTTGAGGATGCCGCCAGCGTATGAAAAAATCAGTCGGTGAAATGGAAATGGAATTTCTTTTGAAGTCGGAGGAATACGAGTTTGAAACCGAATATAAGTTCCATCCCGATAGAAAATGGCGTTTTGATTTTGCGTTTCCTAAAGACAAAATAGCGATAGAAGTGGAGGGCGGTTTATTCACGCAGGGAAGGCATACCAGAGGAAGAGGCTATATTCAGGATATGCAGAAATACAATGCCGCAACTATTCTGGGATGGCGTGTTTTACGTTATGGAACAGGGCAGATAAACGATCAGGTGGTGAAAGATATATTTGCGATTCAAATGAGGGATCACAGGAAAAAATACAGTGAAGCAAACAAAAAGGTGCGAACAAATGGATGAAGAAATTAGCAAAGAAATAATTGAAGAACTGGCAAAACGTCCGGTGGGAACTGTCTACTATTATGGCGGTGATAGCGAATGTAAACTAGAAATGGATAAAGAATTCATGAGCCAACACCCTGTAATGGTTATTGATTGGATGGACGATATTATTTGGGAGGCGCAAGTTTTAAGAAAAAAGGCTCAGGCTGTATTGGATGATAACAAAGTAGAAATTGCATTAACTGATGAGTGAATCAGAAATCAGAAGAGCGAAAGAAATCTCCGGTGCGATTCCATCAATGTCTGAATCTAGTCCTCTGGATAGGTGCATACAGGAATGGGAAGAGGCAATCCAACTTTGGGAAGACAAAGCATTAGACGCCGCAGAGTATGATGGACTGTTCAAAGCCTTTGAAGCGGCAAGCAAAAAAGCAATATGTGATGGGCAGAAGATCAGCGCAGTCATGGCAGAAGCGGCGGTACGAAGTCAAGTAGAGTGGAAAGATAGATATATCAACGTGCAGACAGCCAACATCGTAGCAGAGAAAGCAAAAAAAATGGTGAGATTAGCAGAAGCGAAGTGGGAAACAGAACGATCTAAGGAAGTGAGTCTAAGAAAAGTTAAGTAATTCATCTTGACCAGCGTGATATTTGGTTGGATGATGCGGGAATCTTTTGGGAAAAATTGGGAAATTTAGGAAAGAAACCATGAGATTTACCGAAGAATTGAAAGAAAAAATCCGAATTGAGTTTGTTCAGGGCTTAGATGATGAGCTAGGACGGCGCAAATATCCAACCATTGAGCATTTGGTACAACAACATCAAATTCCCAAAACTACCCTTTACCGTTATGCCAAGGATGAGGGCTGGAAGGATCAAAGAAAGTTATTTCAAGATGGTTTGCTTCAAAAGATGGACGAGGAAAGGCAACTCAGTCTAGTACAGCATGGCAAGAAGCTAGATAGCCAGAGCATTACAATAGCGGAAACAATCATGGGGGCAGTCAGCGACCAGCTAAAATGCCTTGATGATTTATCCGGCCATCAGGTTCTAGCGTTAAGCAACGCGGCATTATCAGCCCAAAAGCTCGCAAAGTTAGCTTTGGGAGAATCCACCGACAACATGAGCATCAATGCAAATGTCAGAGATAGCAGAGCTTTCCAGTCAGCTTTTAACTTGCTTGACAAACTTGGAGAGCGAAAGCGAGAAACAAGCTCTTAGCCTCTATGCCGATTGGTTAGATACGGCAAGAACTAAACAACTCGCACCGCCCACGGACTATAATATTTGGCTGATCCTTGCAGGAAGGGGGTGGGGAAAGACTCGCACAGGAGCGCAGGATTTAGCAGTTTACGCTCTTAGAAACCCTAAAAGCCAATGCGCTGTTGTTGCCCCTACACACGGAGACTTGCGAAGGGTCTGTTTTAATGGTCCTAGTGGGTTGCTAAGTATCATCCCCAAAGAATGTTTTGATCACACCAAAGGGGTCAAAGGGTATAGCTCCAGCCTTTCAGAAATAAGATTATTTAACGGTAGCCGAATTACAGGATACGCCGCTATTGACCCAGACAGACTCAGAGGGCCGCAGTTTCATAGGGCATGGTGTGATGAGTTAGCGGCTTGGAGATATTCGGAATCATTTGACCAACTAATGTTTGGGCTACGTTTAGGCTCAGATCCCCAGTGCGTTATTACTACCACACCAAAGCCTAGCCCTCTAATCAAACAACTGATGGAAAGAAAAGACGTATATGTAACGCAAGGAAATACGTTTGAGAATCAAGCAAACCTAGCGGAAAGTGCGTTGGAAATGCTAAAAGAACGCTATGAGGGAACCACTTTAGGCAGACAAGAACTTTACGCGGAGATAATAACATCTGCTGATGGCGCATTGTGGAAGCTGGAGCAAATAGAAAGGGCAAGGGTCAGCAAAGCCCCGCCATTAAAGCATATATTGGTTGCAATAGATCCAGCGGTAACCAACAGCGCAGATTCCGACGAAACTGGAATTATGTGTGTAGGCAAGGACGAAAATAACGAGTATTATGTGTTAGAGGATCGTTCAGGACGCTATTCGCCAGAAGAGTGGGCAAGAAAGGCGGTGGAGCTATATGAGCGATATGATGCCGATAGGATTGTGGCAGAGGTAAACAACGGCGGGGATCTGGTGGAAAGGTTATTGCGGTCCATAGATGCCCAAGTACCTTATAGGAGTGTTCACGCCACCAGAGGGAAGCTCGTAAGAGCGGAGCCAATAGCAAGCCTTTATGAGCAAGACAAAGTGCATCATGTGGGAAGATTCCCAGAACTAGAAAGCCAGATGGTAAGTTATACAGGGGAACGGAGCAAACCCAGCCCCGACAGATTAGATGCTTTGGTATGGGGGCTTTCTGAGCTTGCCAAGTCAAAGGGTGAAATTAGCTGGAGGATTAGTTAAATGGGAATTTTAGATAACTTTAGAAAGGCTTTTGGCCCTAAGCCGATAGAAAAGAAGTATGGGGCGGGGCCAGTGATGGGATATTTCGGTGTCGGCCCTTATAGTGATAGAAAAATGGGGTATGCTGATCTTGCAACGGACGGATATCTTAAAAATAGTATCGTTTTTCGTTGCGTTAACGAAATCAGTAAAGGCGCATCAGCGGTTCCCTACCGCATAAAGCAGGGCGATGAAATCATACAAGAATCTCAGCTTAATTACTTGTTAGATCGTCCCAACCCGCTCCAAAGTTATTCAGAGTTTTTCAATAGTTTGTTTTCTTTCATGCTACTTGGCGGCAATGCTTATATTTTAAGAGTGACCAACAATAACGAACAGCCAAAAGAATTGCATTTATTGAGGCCGGACAGGATAGAAATAAAAGGATCAAACAAAGTTTTTCCTGATAAGTTTGTTTACCGTGTCGGCGGTAATGTAATAAATGAATATGAGATAGACCAAGACACAGGAAAAGGTGACCTTAAACAGATCAAACTCTGGAATCCGCTGGATGATTACTATGGCCTTTCTCCTTTAGTGGCGGCGGCAATGGAGGTTGACCAGCATAACGCGGCGACCCGACATAATATTGGCTTGCTTGAAAATGGTGCTAGGCCATCCGGCGCGGTGGTGTTTAAGCCCCAAGATGATGGCGGTTATCCCATACAACTCACAGACGCCCAAAGACAGCAATTACTTGAGGACTTAAACAACAGATTTTCAGGAAGCCAGAACGCAGGAAGGCCGATGCTTTTAGAAGGGGACTTTGATTGGAAAGAGATGGGGTTAAGCCCTAAAGATATGGACTTTCTTAACTTAAAGCACATGAGCGCAACGGATATTGCAATGTGTTTTGGCGTTCCTAGCCAGTTGGTAGGCGTTCCCGATGCCCAGACTTACTCAAACATGGCAGAGGCTAGGCTTGCGCTGTATGAGGAAACAATCATCCCTTACTTGCGCAAAGTAGAATCTGACCTCAATGAATGGCTAATCCCTCAATTTGAACAGATGGGAGAAAGCCTTTCATTTGAATATGACATTGACCGAATCCCTGCCTTAGCAGAAAGGCGCAGAATGATTTATGAAAATGTATTGGGTGCGGTCAACGCTGGTGTGATGACTAGAAACGAAGCGAGGGAGTTGGTGGGACTCAGCCCGATGGATGGTGCTGATGATCTATTGGTGCCAAGTAATTTATTCCCATTGAACGAAGGGGCACCGCCAGAACCCGAAGTGGTGGATGACCCAGATGATATAGCGATGTTTGGGGATGAGGAAGAGAAGCAAGAAGATATCACAAACTTCCCAAAAGCCGGAGACAACAAGAAAATATCTTTAAGAAATAGCAACTTCCCGCAGTTTGATTTTGATTTCGCTCAAGTGATGGCTAACGACATGACCGCAAACGGCAGGAAGATATGGAAGGCTGGCGGCAACATAAGAGGTACAGAGGCTTTTAGATTGTGGGAGAAAGCTAAAAAGGGGGAAGAGACTCCAGCAGTTCTTTCTTGGATAAAGGAACGCGAGGCTTGGAGCGCAAGACATACCGTTATTGATGGAAACGCTTTCAAAGATCCAAAGCTAGAGCCGAATTTGTCAAATGTGGGTGGTATCGTTTCCTTGATTAAGTGGGGTGCGATAAACCCAGATATTGGTGAACGCCGGATGAAAGACATTATTTTGGAGCTTACCAAGAAACTAGAAGATAGGAAGACAGATAATATTATACGCCCTCAATCGGACGAACATGAGATTGAATCTTTGATTGATGACGTTCATGTAAAAGCCCCCGAAGATACGCGGGTATCAGAGCAAGCCAAGCGCACGTTACAGGGTAAAGTTGACGAACATAATGAAGAGTTTGGCGACACACCCAGCAAAAGGGCTACTTTGAGGATGCTGGAGGCGGTATTCAGAAGGGGCGTTGGTGCCTATTACACAAATCCTCAATCTGTCAGGCCAAACGTCAGCGGGCCGGATCAATGGGCTTTTGCGAGGGTTAATGCGTTTTTATTTGCTTTGCGTACTGGAAGATTTCAAGGCGGCAAGTTTGACAGAGATTTATTACCAAAAGGGCATCCACTCTCAACAAAGGAGTAAATCAATGGGATTTTTTAAATGGATCAGTGAGTTTCTAGGCAAGAGCCAGACAGCAGAAAAGACGGCTGACTTATTGGAAGAGGTAGATGTAAGAACAAGGGATAAAAAAGGGCGGTTTATCGCTGATGATCCAAACACCCCAGAAAATGAGGCATACACAAAGGTCAAACGACCGAAGGCCAAAGTGACAAAAATCAAAAAACCATCAAAGTCAAAGAAAAAGAAATGATTTTGCAGGAAGGCAAAACCCTTTTGCCGCCAATATACGAACAGTTTTTTATATTCAGAGCGAAAACCAAGAGCGTTTATGATGGCGACAGTCTCCGCGCTGACATTGATCTATGTTTTGGCGTGAACCTTTTAAACCAAGCAATCAGAATAAATGGAATTGATACCCCAGAAATGAGGGGTAAGGGCGTGACCAAACAAGAAAAAGCTCTAGCCAAGGCCGCAAGGGATAGAGTGAAAGAGCTTGTCAAAAAAGCATTTTGGCTGGAATCTTTAGACGGAGGCAAAAAAGATAAGTACGGCAGAATACTAGGCAACATATACACCTTAAACGGCCTAGACGTAGCAAAGACCTTAATTAATGAGGGGTACGCAGTAGCCTATGACGGCGGCACGAAAACCCATAACTGGGCGTAAATTTGTTACTTTTAGTCAGGGCAAGATTGCGGCTAGAAAGTTCGCAAGAGAACAAGCCCGATTGCGGAACTCACTTTCCAGAGGATTTCAAAAAAAGCTATTAACTGTTTTTAATCGCACGATTAAGAAAGCGACAGAAAGCCTCAACAACCAGCAAATACCAGAAATTGGTGTCATATCCCAATCATTTAAAGAAGAGCTAACCGCCACTGTTAAAACGCAAGTCCGGCGGGTTTACAGCACGATATATGAAGCAAATTATAAGCGTTATCAGGAAGTAAGCCAGAAAGCAGAGGGTGATCCATTTGATTTCCGCAGATCCGCAGACTTTGAAAGAGCCGTGGGGATGTATTTCTTAGGCAGGGAAAACATGATGGTGGGAATCACAGACACCACCGCGAGGCAGATATTAGACAGGATTGAAAAACTCAGGGGAGAAGATAACACCCTTGACCAGATAGCCAGACAACTTCCAAAAGAGTTCGCACAGGTAAACCGCCGCAGAGCTAACGTCATCGCTAGGACAGAAACGCACTCAGCCGCAGGATACGCCAACCATGATTATTACAGTCAGGCTTCCGATAGCTACGGAATCCAAATGGTGAAACAGTGGGTGGCAACGTCAGATGCGAGAACCAGACAACAGCATAGCCTCATGAACGGCACAAAAGTTCCGATGGATGAAGACTTCATTATGCCTAACGGCGCAAGGATGGGGTTCACAGGTGACAGCAAAGGGGGAGCGGTTCACGTTATCAACTGCCGATGCGT